ACGGGGCGAGAAGCAGGGATATGTTGGTAAGAGCGGTCCCGGTGACAGGCTGTTCAAGGCGGAGGGTTCCGGAGACCGGAACGTAAAGGAGGGACACCCGAGAGAGGAGGGTGGGAGAAACATTGTTAGTTGCAGTGTGAATTGTGCAGTTGGTGGCGACGGCGTTTCCGAGGGCGGTGAGACCGGTGCCGGAGGCGCGGACGGAAAGCAGGTACTTTCCCTTTGGGACAGTGAGGGTGGCGGTAGGTTCATCCCACTGGATGTAGTTGGTGCCGGGTCCTTGGAGGTTGGCGCCCACCCATGGGGCGGTCAACGATCCAGTGGTGGAAGCCACGTTCAGGGAAGTATCCGGGATGAGTGGTTTAGCAATCGGGCCGAAGAATCGAATGTTGTAACGGAGGCGGAGGACAACATCGACCGGCTCGGTACCGGGGGAACCGTTGGAGACAAGAAGGAAGAGACCATTGTTGGCGTCATTAGCGTCGAGGTCGACGATAGGCTTGTTCTTGTTGTAACTGCTCGCCCAAGAGGCGAAGACGACGGCCCTGCGGTTGGAATCCAACTGGAGCCGTTGAGATTCGGATGGACGGCCGCGAGCTTCAACGGTGTTCAGTAGGGCTTCGGCTTGAGCTGGAATCTGAGCGGGATCGCCGTTCGGGAGGTGCCTGATGATAACGTAATTCTTAGAGAAGGCATTACCGGTCGTCTCGGCCTCAAGGGCCATTGTGCCGCGCCAAGAGTCGAATTGGCGTGCGACAGATTGGAGACGAGGAGGGGAGAGGGGGTTGACCGGGATCTGAGCGAGAAGCTGGCCAGGGGTGGAGGAAGGCGCGATGGTGACAGTGAGAAGTCGCTCTGTGTCTCGAAAGTGGACTTCGGACATGTTGGGGCGGGGAACACGGGCTCTTTTCTGCTGCATCGGTCTGCGCGTGGCGCGTTGGGGTTGCGCCGGTCGTTTGGGCTTGGGCCCAGGTTGTTTTCTGGATTGGGGAGTGGGCATGCTGATTTGTCGTGGCATGTTTGTTCGGAGTTGAGGAGTATAGAAAGTTAATGACCCCTAGAAGAGAGCGCCGGCGATGGTTGCGAGCCCTCTCTTGAACGTGCGCTTGCCATCGCGGGTGTGCTTACCTTGAGTGTGCGCGAGCTTGTTGTTGCCAGGTGTCTTGTAGAAGATTGCTTCATGTTGGGAGAGTTCATTGAATGGGATTTCACCACGGGAAAAGCGGACAATGAACGAAAGGAGCACGTCGAAATCGGAGGTCACTCTGGTGTTGTTCCAGTGGTGGAGTGAGTTGACGACGCACATGTTGTTCCCGGCATCGATGTCGATAGGTTTCAGGGTTCCGGCGAGAGCGGAGGCGTAGTTGTCGTAATCCTCCTTATTGTTGTACGCGCGAGAGGTAATCTTGGCGGCAATGCGGGCGAGGTCCAGAGCGACGCCACGTGGTGACACGAGGAAAGAGACGAACTGACCGACAGCAGAGGAATTGGGTTTGAATTGGAAGCCGCACTGCTTGTTGTACCTATTGAGACGTTCCATGTTGAATGCGACATTGGGTCCGCGGGCGAGCGAGTCATCACCTTTGATGTACAGTTTGTCGAAGTCGGTCATCACATCTAGACAGATCGCTAGATTGAAGAGACAATTGTCGACAAGGGTGTGAGGCGCACCAGAATCTTTCTTGTCATTGACGACAAGAGAGGACTGGGCCGCGCAGATGCGACGGGTCTTGAGCTGTTCGCAAAAGTATGAAACGAGTTTGGCGGGACAACCGATGCGGATGAGGGCTCTCTTGAGGATCTCACGTGTCAGGTTGTTCTGGTTGGAGTCGAACTTGGTCCAGTCATTGTCAATATAGCGTTCACCCTCCACTGTGTCCTTCTCGAGAATCGCCATGACTTGGGTGTCTGACATTTGAGAGAGGATGCGCACAGTTCCCTTGGATTGGTTGACAAGGACTTGTTCGAGGAGGCGGGTCCAGGGTGCCATGATGAGATTGAGAGTCTTTTCCCAGGCAGAATGCCTTGGCCTGCCTTGTCTGCTTCCAGAGGATCCTTACCGAGCATCGGTTTCTGTTGGGCCTTGAGGAAAGATTTGACGAGGTTAACGGATTGGTCAGTCCAGGAGTCGATTTCCTTCAGTTTGGAGATATCATGTCCGCGCTCCTGCATTTTCTCAATGGCTTCCAAGAAACACTGATGGTGGGCATTTTGCGGAAGTTCCCAGTTAAAGTGGTCTTCGACACGTTCGAAGAGTTCTTACGCGAGTGGCTTGCAGGCTTCATCAGGCAGATTCTTGGTGGAATGGGTGAGTCGTTCGAGGTTGGTGCGCAAGAGGAGGTGGCTTTGGTGGCCCCTGGTAACCATGACACGCTGAGGGGCTTTGAATCTGTACACCTTGTGAGACTTGGATTCGAACTGTTCCTCGTCACCGAGTGCGGCTAGCCTGATAACACCCTTGGCGTCTTTCCCGGTTTCCAGCTGGGTGGAGGTGACGGAAATTTCCTCACGAGGTGCCAAGGCGGGGTAGTATTTGTCCAGAACCAAGCAGGCGGTGCCAACCTCGGACTTGCAGAAGGAGTAGGGGGTGACCTTGGGAGAAGTCTCTTCCATGACGACTCCTTTCGGCATCGGAGCTGCATCAACGGCCTGAAGGTCCACATTGGATTGATCCGCAGTGATGTTGAGCGGGGCCTTGTCGTTAATGAATGTGGTCAGGTCGCCGTTCGGGGAAGAGTCCTTGATGAAGAGGTTGGTGGTGTGCCTTGTGAGTCCAACGATCAGATGGTTTGGGCTCTTGCGGATGAGCTGTTCCTCGGCGTGAGTGCCTGAGTAGTGGAGGATGACACTCGAAAAGGTTTGGCCTTGACACTCATGAACGGTGAATGCGTTCTTGCCGGCGAACTGCTCTATCTGGTTTTTGCAGAGCTGGGTGAAGCACACATTAACTGCCTGGTCATTCTGGAAGTTGGCGTTGACATGAGTGATGGATGCGTTACGCTTGGAAACTGAGGAGATACCGGGATAAGCCGCGCGAATGATGGGTAGAGCCGCAATGTCTTGC